TAAATGCGGTAGTAAAAAAGGTAACGCTGGTAACGCTTGGCACTGCTTGCGCTAAGTGCTATATAGGAATCGTCAAACCACTTGCACAGCATGCGGACCCGCGTAGGTTTGCTGGCTTGTATTGTCTTGTCAACTATTGACAACTCTATACTATTGTTATCTGGCTCTGTCCTTAAAACAAAAATAGCATTTTGCCTCTCCTCTATAACATCCACGGCCCTAACTGGTGGCTGGTAGGTTAGCGTTGGCTTCGCTTCCCATTGTGGCCTAACATTAGCAGCAAGGCTAACGGCGTGCGGTGTGCTGCCAGTGCTTTGGAAAGTCCCCGCAGCGTTATAAATTCTAGTAGTTAAGTTAGTGGCGTTATAGGCGTCGTCTGGTAAAATCCAAAACGCCCCGCTCTCTAATGTAATGCGGCTGCCGTAAATGCTTAGCACTTGCTCTATGGCTTGCTTGCATGTTAGCAAGTCTATATTTGTACCAGCCTCAAAGGGGTCCGTTGTGTCAATGAATTGAACATCGGCGAAAGGGTCAAAGCTTTGGTAAAAACTAAGCAGGTTAAACTTGGTATTTGCCAGTCCCTTGTAACTTGCCTGCGCGGTGTCATACATTGTAACCCCGTCGCGTAAGTAGGTATTCTCTCCTAAATATGTCCAGTAATTATTTAAGCCACAATACTCTAAAGACTTGCGTATAATGTCCAAGCCAGTAGCCAAAGAGTCAGTAAACCAGTCGGGGCTTACAAAGAAACCCTCTAACAAGTTTAACGAGTCAACAGCCACCAAGTCAAACACTGGCGCCCCGTTAATGCTTTCGCGTAAATAGTCGGCTTGGTCAGCAATGACGCGCCCAACATAATACAAAGCATTGGCTCTATAAACTATAATTGCAAATTTGCTCTCTTCGTTATTTGCAATGGCTATAAAGGCATTGCGCACCGTGTCGCTAGGCATTACCCAACTCGTAGAAATACGGCTAGGCCTTGCAAAATTTTGGTAATAGGTGTCGCCTTGCCCTTGTCGCTCTATTGTAAAGCCATTGCCTGCTAGTGTTAATTCGGTGCCCCCAGTTGACGAGCCGCTAGGGCCGTCCCAGAGTTCTACTCTATACTCTATATTTTCTATGCTCAAAAACGAGCCGTAATATTTGCGTGCCATTAACCCCTTTTGCTGTCTTTATTATAACGCTCTAAAACTATTGCCAAGTCTCGGCCTGCTATGGTTGTACTTGCCACAAAGCCGCTGCTGCTGTCCCCAGTTTTTAGCATGCCTTTAAGTTTGTCTAAAGGTGCTATAACCTCGGGGTTATTACGAGCGTTTGGGTATTCACCAACTAAGCCCAATGTAGGTCCGCTAACTATTCCACCCTCAGCGAATGCCGTGGGCTGTGGCCCTTTCTTAAGCATGCCGCTAATTACTGCCGAGCCTGCCACCAATGCAACACCCGCAGCCGCTGCTAGCACTGGGTCTTTAATTAGCAACTCCTTAAACGCCTTGGAGGCGGTAGCAGTTGCAATAAGTGCAGAACCAAAGGCCCGCATAAACTGAGCAACAGAACCCAGCAAGGCTTTGCCAAAGTCGTCAAAACTATTTATTTGCCCGCTAAGAATGTCGCCAAGTGCTTGGCCAAAACTTTCCAAACCTTGCACGCTTAAGTTATTAAAAGCCGCGTTAACGCCCTCCATAGACTTAACCATGCGCTCCTCATATTCTATTTGGTTAATTTCCTGCTTTAATTGTTCACGCCTTTGCAGTCTAGTTTCTTCGCTCATTGCTTTACTAGTAGACTGAATAGGCCCGCTAATTGGCTGAGGCTTTGCCTTTGGTATAGCCCTAGCAATTCCTGCGCGGTCTAGGTCCAAATAACTTAGCGCTCTCTCCCTACCTTCTTTTGTTATTTTGGCTTGCTCGTCGTTAAACTTTTTTAACTTGGCTTTGCGCTTTTCGTATTCCTCGCCTTGTTTTTTAAGAACCTCAGCGGCATGCTCTTGCTGCTTTGTATTCTCCTCGGTTATATAATTTTCGCGCTCAATTTTTAAAACGGTTAACGCTGTTTTTGTGTCGTCAACTATTTTGCCCCAATTCTCTTTATTGTTTTTGCCAAAGTTAGCACGGGCTTTTTTAAGGGTCTCGTTTAAAATTTGCTCATTCTTAGCGAATGCCCCTAACTTGTCGCCCTTGGCTTCTAGTATTTTAACTTCGTTTTGCTGCTTGGCTATGCTTTTGTCTATGGTATTATTTAAGTCTTTTAGCGCTTTGTCAGCAGGGAAAATAGCGTCCTTAAGTTTGTCAAAGTTTGCAACAAGCGCCCCAATTCCTGCAATTAATACGCCAATGCCTATACTCATTAAAGCAGTTCTAAAGGCTAATGTAGCGCCAGTGGCCCCAGCAGTTACGCTAGTATATACTCTATTGGCTAATGCAAGCACGCCCGTTTTTGTAGCGTTCTCGTCTAACAAAACTGCTTGTATAGCCTGCACTCCATTTACTAATGCTATTGCCCCTTGGAGTTTAACCATGGTTTTTTGTAGGTCCTCGCTCTCTACGCCAGTTAAAGCTAGTGCCCCTTCTACTGCACCAAAGGCGCCAGCAACTGCCTGCACTCCACCAAGCACGGCGTCAATTCTACGCGTGTCACTTGCAAAGTATGAAACCTCAGCGCGGGCGTCGCTTATGCTGTCTTTCATTTTACCCGCTGCCCTTATAATGTCGTTAGCAGTTTGGGCAAACTCTGGCCCCAAGGCCCTTGCCTGCATGGCTAAGTTGGTTAACTGTCTAACAGTTCCAGCCGTAGGGTTTTTGGTGCTTATGTCTTTTAACTTCTTTTCTATTTCGGTTGCAGCCTTTGCGGTCTCTGCACTCATTTTAGAGCCGCTTGCTTGGATGGCGCTAACAGCGTCCTGCAAACCTTTGCGCAGCTTCTCTATGTCTGCACCTATAACAATGTTTAACGACCTTGCCATTACCTTGTATAATTAATTATAAAGTCCTGAGAAACTTGGTAAACTCCAGCAAAGCCCGCTTCATCGTCGGTTAACTGTACCTCGCTGTCTAGTTCTATTGTCTGGCATTTAACGCCGTTAAAAGTTGCTGGCAATGTCGCAGCCTCAAACGCTGCCCTTACTTGCTCAGCGACCGCCGTAGCGCTTGCGAATGTAGTGCCAAAAGAATTAACCTGCACCCGTGCAAAGTCTGTACGGCTGTGGCTAGTATTCGTGGGGCTGGTAATTATGCTAACAAGGTTGTAACTTATTGCAGGAAAAGCAGACTCTTGCGGAATGCGCAAGGGGTTTAAGCGTGTACTAACAAGAGCAGTAAGCCCCGCGTAGTTGCTAAGAATGTTATAGGCTATTTTTATAGGGGCGCTCATGCTTTGGCGTCTGGGGTTAACTTGTCAAAGACATGCGAATATAACTTAACTGCCTCCTCTATACTAATATAGTCGCGCTCCTCCCATGGAAAAGTTAACAAGCGTTTTGGCTCTATTGGTTTTTTTAAGTGTGGTGCCATAGAAGTAGCAACCGCCCAGCGCATAAGTTCCCACTGGTTTCTATACTCTTGAGTCTGCGCGGACCGCATGCCCTCCAGTTTTAAGCGCCAAAAGTGGGGCGTGCATTTCCAAAACTCGGCCTCACTTAGCCCAAGTTCTCCATAACTGATGCGCTCAATTTTGCGCCAAGTAAGCGGGGCGCTGTCGCCCTTGGCTGTTACTTTCCCTCTGGCTCGTCGCTAGAAAAGAAGTCAGTAACCGCAGCAGTAAAAGCGTCAAGTGCAGGGGCTAACTCGGAAAATTTCCGAATAGCTGCGCCTAATTTGTCAACAGTTTTAAACGGTGTTTTTTCGCCCTTGGCTTCGTAGCCTTCTACAATGCCGTAAAATGCGCAGGCTAGTGCAAAGTCCATAGACTTGGCTAAATCCTTTTGCATGTTTAAGTCTGCAAAGTTTTCCATGCCAGCCAACTGCATTACATTTTTAAGGCTATTCATGTTAAACAAAAGGGGATGACTAGCACCCCCTATTTTAATTTCTGTGCTCATGGCACAAATATAGTAAAACAATTATTAAACTGAGCCAACGGTCAATGCGCCAGTACCTTGCAAGTTTCCAGTGAAAGTTGCTTTGTCATTGTTAGGAGCGCTCAAAGACAAGCTGCTAAAGAATGCTGAGCCAGTCATTTTTTGGTCGCCGCTGCTGTTGGTAGTCATTACAACAGTTACAGAAGTACCCGCTAACAAGTCGGCTAGGATGTCTTTAAAAGATTGGCCTTGCGTGCTTACGCTTGCGTCCTCTTCAAAAATTCCCTCTACATTTAAAGTGTAGCCGTACTCGCCCGCAATAAATTCTTTTGCGCCTGCGCTGTCTTTGTTAGTAACATCAATCATGTCTTTTGAGATGTCGATGCTGTGAGATGTCGCGTTAGCGATTTTAGTTAATGTGCCTGCTACATCCTTATAGATGCTAATAAGCGTGCCGTTTACTAATCCAGTAGTTGCCATGGTTATTTATATATTAAGTTATTTTTCTTTGCTAAGTCGCGTAGTATTTTGTCTACGCCTTTAATAATTCCCTCAGTTACTTTGTTTTTATTTTGGTCTAGGGCTGGGCGCATAAATGGGCGAGGCGCTAGGCTACCCGTATAGCGTCCGTTTGACTGTATGCGGGGCGCTGTGCCGTATTCCCACATTACGCCTAAATAGTGATTATAGTAATTACTATTTAAACCTATTAACACTTTTTCCCTATTTTGTTTGTCTAGTTTTGTAATGAACATAATAGACTCCGCCATATTACCAGTGTCTTTAGGCGCTAAATTCTGGGCTGTGTCAATAATACATTGAGACTCTTTTTTTATAACATCTTGTAACTGTTTGCTTTTAACATCCACGCCAATGGCTTCTAGTGCAGCTATTACTTCTGCAAGCCCATCCATTTTAGTTTCGCGTTTGTTTGCCATTACAGTGTAACTTCGGTTTGTAGTTTCAAATATAGGTTGCGCTGTAAATTTGCTATGTTAACAATGTTATGGGCTATGCCGTCCTCTACTACTCTATGCTTAACGCTTACGCTGCCATTATACCGAATAGTATAATTTACTATTTGCTTATGCTCTCTGCGGTCCGCGTTTACAT